GTGGGTATGCAAGACTTATTCCATCGCCAACATGAGCTTCGTCATAACCTTTTTTAGTTCCATTTTTTACATAATAAAGTCCGGCTTTACCACCCTGTCCACCACCATTTGCAGTTAGACAAGAACCAATCCCTGAAGGATCATAAATTCTATGTCCCTGAGATTTATTTTTTGTTTCATCTAACTGTTTTAATAAAGGTTGGCGGCATAAATCACTTTGAGTGCGAATTGTTCCGACTTCATTTCTCTCTTCATTAACCCATTTTTCTTTGCTGTTTTTCCAATAGACTATGCTTCCTTTTGGACCTGTGCAAGAATTTTTGCTGCTTGCTCCGCTGATAGGAAATATTTTTCCGATACATTCGTCTCCATAACATCCAACAATGTAGACACGTTCTCTGTTTTGAGGAACTCCGAAGAACTTAGAATTAAGTAATTGCCATTGCACTTTATACCCAATGTCGGAGAGAATTTTAAGTATTGTTTGGAAAGTTCTTCCTCCATCGTGATTAAGTAAGCCTTTAACGTTTTCGAGAATAAAATATTTTGGTTTTTTGTCTTTGAGAATCCGTGCGACTTCAAAAAACATTGTGCCTCTTGTGTCTTCAAATCCTCGTCTTTTTCCTGCAATCGAAAAAGATTGGCAAGGAAATCCGCCACATAAGATATCGAAATCGGGGAGTTCATTTGTGTTAATTGTTGTGATGTCATAAAAAAAACACTCCTCTTCTGTATTAAAATAATTACTGTATAATTTATTTGCGTGTTTATCGTTGTCGCAATATCCAACGCATTTAAATCCGGCTCTTTCAAGTCCTATTCTAAAACCGCCAATTCCAGAGAAAAAATCAAAAAAAGTTAATTGTTTATTCATCTAATCCATCACTCCTTCCCTGTAATTCGCAAAGGAATAATGCTTTTTGAATAGTTTGTTCAAACTGTTTGCTATGCAGGTTCTTATCTGTCAGCAATTCAAATGCTTCCTCGTAACTTTCGCAGGATTCAAAGAGTTTTATTAAAGGTGAGAGCATACTTTGTGCCTGTTTATTCAAATCACCTTCAGTTATGAATTTAAATAAATTCTCAATTTGTTCCTGTCCGGGAACGAGCTTTTCTCCCTCTTCCTTAAATTCTTTAAAGTTAGGACTTGCAGGGATAATATCTTCCCTAATATCGAAATCCTCTTCTTCAAGACCGTAATTTTTAATGAAATACTCTTTTGTAAATTTAACTCCTGTGTCAGAGAGGATTTTATCTCTTTGAGCCAAAGTTAAATCCACATCTTCAGGCTCGTATAGTTCAAAAACGGGGACTTCTGCATTTGCAAAATTGATTTCATAAATCCACTGTATCAATTGATTTATAACACCTTCAACAAGTTTTTTATCGGAATCAATAATATCCTGACGGACTTGCATATGTGTGTTAGCGGCGGCATAACTTCCTGTTGATCCGATTTCTGTTGTTAAGGTTTGACCGAGAATTGCTTTAGATATCTCGGTATTCATTTTATCGATTAATTTTTCATAAATTTCGGCGGATGACGATTTGCTTGCTTCCTGAATTTCAATAGATGAATCATCAGGAATAACCGCAATAGCATCTTGCACCATATCTTCAAGCATATCCGCAAGAGAATTTGTTTCTTCTTTAGTTGATCCTCTTGGATGTTTACCTATAAGGTGAGGCATTCCGTATTTTTCAGTAAATACTACCCAAAATTTAAGACCACCTTTTTTGAATGTTACGTTCCAAAAGACACGAGAAAGTGTGCGTTCGCCGTATGGATTGTTATATGACGGATTATTCTGTGCAAGCAAAAACTTTTTAGCAGGAACAACTTCTCCGTAATAATTCTCTTTAGTTCTGAATTTAAGATTATTATCGTCATCAAAACAAAACCATTCAGGTGGTTTTGCAGTTATCCTTTCAGGCATTATATGACCTGATTTATCTTTCTTCCATATAATTTCAAGAGGCTGAAAACCGAATAATGTAGCATCTAAAATATCTGAAATTAATCTTTGTACATCAAGTTTTTTAAGCAGTTTTTCGACATCTTCAGCATTTTGGTCTTTATCGAGTCCTCTGTTTATTTCCCAATCTAAAGATAAAACACCGGCTTTTCGTGATTGGGTACAAGCAAAAACGTGTGGATCGCAGAGTAATTCTTTATAAATCCTTATATCTTTACCCTGTTTTTTTAAAACAATATCAGGATCGGGAAGAATATTTGCCAAAGAATAAAAATTCAATGCACGTTTTCGAGTGGCAATTTCCTCCGTAATCCCCTTTTTTATACCTTTTTGTTTAAGTACGGAATCTTCCACTATGCACCTATATTCTTTTTGAATTTGCTTAATACATCAATCATTGCTACTTTATAGATGTTTTGTAGGACATCAATTTCAAAAACTTCCACTTTATCAACGATTAATTTTGCATAGGTAACTGCCATAGTGGTTTCATATTCGGCATTTTCTTGAGGTTTAATATTACCGAGCGGAAATTCCTTAAAAGTTCCGATTATAAATGCTGTTGCAGGGACTTCAGATATTCTTCCCGTTCCGTTATAAGTTTCTAATGATGCTCGAACCTGAATCATTACAGATGTAAAAGGATTTGAACAAGTCCTTAAAACATTGGGGTATAATGCATTCCACTTAATTTTGCATTCCATCTTATCGATGCCGGCAAAAAATTCAGCAGAACCAACCATTCCGAGTGCTTTGTGTTCTGCCATTTTGTGCTTAATTTGCGGAAGTTGAACTTCTTCGGCACGACCAAGTAAATTTACACCATTTAAATACACGTTGGCATTTGTAAGTTTGTTAATCTCAATCTTCGACATAATATTTCCTTTGGGTTAAGTAATTAGCGTTTGAATAAACCACACTTTGTGATTTCAATTTCGGAATAATGCAGTATCACATATTCTTTGCTGATGGCTTGTATCAGAGGGCATTTATAGACGTTTTTGCATAAGAAACAACTGTCGTTTTCATCTGTGTGAACTTCTAATTCCTCTTCGTCATTTACAATTGCATACATTAAGAAGCTCCTAACGATTTCAACAATTCGATATCAATAAACGATTCAAAGGTTATGCGTTCGGCAGGAGTCGGAGGCATAAATTCAATATCAAAAAGCAGATGACCGTTAGCGAGTTCTGTTGTCGGGTTTTTATCTTGGTTAAAGGTACATTTGCCATCAATCAATGCACCTCTACCGATTAAGGTTCTAATAAACTGGTTAACTGTTTCGCAAATAGAATCAATTAAACCGTTGTCTATTGGGTAATCAATAAATTGCAACATTGAATATTCAACAGATTCGTGCAAGATGTCAGCGGTTCTTCGTACATTTATGAAATTAGTCGGGAATGTTGATGACGGAAATGCCGCCGATCTGTTTCCCCAAGTTCTGAATCCTGTTCCAAAAGAATTAAATACTGTTACAATTCCGGCTTCGTTTAAAGTATTAACCTCTGAAGTAGGATCATTAATCATTGAAGTCAGTTGTTTTTCAACACCGACAATTCCCTGAATTTCCGTATTTGATGGTGACCAATGATAACCTTTCTCAATATCTTTTGCGGCAATAACTCCTGCGAGCCTTTGAGAATAAGGTTGAAGTTTGATTGTGTCTGTTTCTGCATCATAAACTTTTAAATGCGGATAGCAGAGAATAATACGTTCTGAAGATGTATTAAAGTTAATAGTCCCCTGTGTTCCTCTTCCTGCTATTGCTTCTTGAACCGTTGTTCCGACTGGAGCATCAACAATTCCTATTGCTCTGATTTTATTGCAAATTACATTCATCTCTGAAACTATACTTGCGTTTTCACAATAAACAGGAGCAATCAATGTCTTTGGATAATATCCAAATAGGGAATAACAATCTTCAAATGCTTTTAATCCTGTTCTTTTACCTGTTACGGCATCAATACCGCCGATGATATCGGATAATTGGACATCTTCTGTTGATTCATGAACTGTGGGATTAAACACATTTATTACAATTGCAATTCCGGCACCTTGATCAAATATTGCATCGAGTGCATCAGGAATTGTATAACCTGATTTTGATTTACCGAAATATTTTATGGCATCAGTTTCATTGAGAATCAATACAGGTTCATTTATTGTTTGATATTCAGGTTCAACATCCTCAATCGGAGCAGTTCCGATTATACCAATAATCGCAGTTTTTACGGTTTGAATGGTTCTTGCACCTTTGGTGATTTCAATTGTCTCTACACCATGTAGAAAACTTGCAGGCATATTTTATCCTCCTTATGGGGTTATAATTCTTGTATGTTTTGAGTCTTTAGTGTGAAGTTTATTCCGTACTGCCAAATTCCTTTGTTTTCTGAAATAAAATAATCTTTTGTGGGGATTAGAGATGTACATTCATCTATTTTGAATCCGCTTAAAACGGCTTTAACTCTATCGAGGTATTCATAAGCTCCGTTATTGTTTCGGAGGTTTCTTGTAACGATAGTTATTGAAAATTCTTTTTGATTTACTTGAGTTACAAAGCCAAGAGCCTGTGTTGATGTGTAGTTGCTTCCCTGATAATGAACGAGCAATGCTCCTATTTGGTGTAATAATATGAATTCGCTCGGTTTGTCCGGGAAACCTTCAACCAATATTTCAGGGAATGAAAGTTTTAATTGTTCAATAATTGAATTTTCAACAGTTCTAATATTCACTTAATTTTTGCTTTCCGAATAATTTATCGAGCATATTTTTGTTGGTTCTGTATTCGTCAGGATTAAAACTTGACGATTCAAGTAAATCATTCTCTGCTTGCAGGGTTATTATTCCTTTTTGAATATCTCTTAAAGTGGCTATTGCATTTTTGTATGCATTTTCTATGACTTCAGGCATTTCATCAGCCATTCGTCTTGCGTATAAACGATAAACACTTAAATCAATACCCAAGATACGAAGTAAAGGAAAATGGGTATCTAACGGCAGAGTATATCTGCCTCGCAGATACCCATCGATGATAGCAGAAGAATAAACAATGGCTTCTGTTGCCACTTCACGATCGACAGTCTCCTCACCATCATCATTTGTCAGCTGAATCAAGGTAGGGGTAGAGATGTGTGTTTCAATGTCCTCGATCGTGCAATAATCCATTAGATTCCTCTCAAAACTCTTATTTCTTGACCTTCAGTTACTGAGTCTTGAGCATATCCGTTTATTAATGCATCGCCTGTTGCTTTAACAGCTTTTCCGTTTTCATCTGATGCAACAGGATCACCGGCATTAATAGTTCCGGCAGAA